GAAGAGCCGATGTTTCCCTCGCGCGTGCGCGTCCGCACATTTCCGCAGCGTTTTTGAGGTGGCCCGATGAAGCGAGGACCGAAGCCGATGCCCGAGGCCGCCAAGCGGCTGGCTGGCAATCGTGGCAAGCGAAAGATCCGGCCGGATCTGCCGGCACCGCCAGGCGTCCCCCCCATGCCGGCTCGGCTGTTGGTCGAACCGCTCGCCGTTGAGAAGTGGAACGAGTTCGTGCCGATCCTGTCTGGCCTCGGCACGCTAACGACTGCCGACGGCGAGGCGTTGGCCACTTTGTGCGAGGTGTACGCTGCCACGCAGGCGTGCCTGATGGAGCTCCGGGCCAGTGGTCCGGTGATGCACACCGACCTGGGCGGCGTGAAACCCAACCCGGCGGGGCCCTTGTATCGTGGATTAGTGAGCCTGCAGGCGTCGCTAATGGGCGAGTTTGGGTTGACACCAACCAGCAGGACACGGCTCGGTGCCAAGGAAGAAAAGCCAACCGACGAAGTCGAAGAGTTCTTCAAGCTCCACGGTGCCTGATCTCTGCGAAGAAGGGCAGCGGCGTTACCGCCGTGTCGTGCACTTCTTCGAGAACATCCTGCGGCACAGCAAGGGGCAGAACGCCGGCAAGCCGTTCAAGCTCCTGCCGTGGCAGCACCACGTCATGCGTGAGCTCTTCGGCCGACTCACGCCAGAGGGCATCCGCCAGCATCGAGTTGGGTACATCGAGCTACCCAAGAAGCAGGGCAAGAGCACCACGCTGGCCGGCATCGCTCTGTACATGACGGCGTTTGACTCTGAGCCGGGGGCCGAGGTCTACGGTGCGGCCTGCGACCGAGAGCAGGCGGGCATCATCTACCGTGAGGCGGCTTCGATGGTGCGAGCGTCGCCTGCTCTCAGCAAGCACCTCGAGGTGATCGACAGCCGCAAGACCATCATTCACAAGGCCAGTAACTCGTTTTACCGGGTGCTGTCGGCCGATGCGTTCCGGGCCGAGGGGCTAAACATCCACGCCCTGCTGTTTGACGAGCTCCACGCTCAGCGTGACCGGCGGCTATGGGACGCACTGCGGTACGGCGGTGCGGCTCGCCGGTCGCCGCTGCTGCTGTCGATCACCACGGCCGGCTACGACCGCAAGAGTATCTGCTGGGAGCAGCACGCCTACGCCGAGCGGTGCATTGCGGACCCGTCTGTAGACCCGGCCTTCTTCGGTTGCATCTACGCCGCATCACCCGAGGACGATTGGAAAGACCCGAAGACGTGGCACAAGGCCAACCCGTCGCTGGGCGAGACAATCACGGTGGAGTCGTTCGCAGCCGACGCCCGTGAGGCCGAGCAGTCGCCGTCCAAGCTCAATAGCTTCTTGCGATACCGGCTGAACGTCTGGACCACGCAGGACGTGCGGTGGCTGTCGCCCGATGCGTGGGCGAAGTGCGGCGGCCAGCTGCGTGACGAGCTCGAGAAGCGTGAGTGGTACGCCGGGCTGGACTTGGCCAGCACCACGGACTTGTCGGCGTTGGTGCTCGTGAGCCAGGCCGACGACGGCACCTTCGACGTGCTGCCGTACTTCTGGGTGCCCGAGGTGAACGCGGCCGAGCGGACGCAGCGGGACAAGGTGGACTACATCGGCTGGATCCGTGACGGGCACATCCGTGCCACCGATGGGAACGTCACCGACTACGACGTGATCCGGCGAGACATCGTGCAACTGTCGCAGCAGTTCAATATCCGCCAGCTGGGGATTGACCGCTGGAACGCCACGCAGCTGGCTACGCAACTGCAAGGAGAAGGCATCAATGTGACAGGCTTTGGTCAGGGCTACGCCTCAATGTCGAGCCCCGCAAAGCAGTTGGAGAACCTCGTGCTCTCGGAAAAGATCCGGCACGGCGGCCATCCAGTGCTGTCGTGGATGGCGGCGAACGTGGCGATCCAGAGCGATTACGCCGGAAACATCAAGCCGAGCAAGCAGAAGTCAACGGAGCGGATAGACGGAATCGTGAGCCTTGTGATGGCACTTGGGCTCCACGCTACGGCGACTGCGAAGCCAGCAGACCAGTCCTGGGACATCATCACGCTATGAGCGAGACAGCCACCAACGACTACCGGATGCACGAGCTCCGTGGCATCGACTGGAGCGAGATGGGCGGTGGCCGCACGTCTTCGGGCATCCGGGTGAACGCCGACACGTCGATGGCCTGCTCGGCCTACACGGCGTGCATCCGTGTCATTTCGGATTCGGTATCGTCTCTGCCGCTGCATCTGTACGAGCGGGTGGCTACGGGCGGCAAGCGTAAGGTTCCCGAGCACCCGCTGTACCGTCTGTTGCACACGCAGCCGAATCCGTGGCAGACGGCTCAGGAGTTTCGGGATTGGATGACCGGTCTCTACCTGCACTACGGAGCGTCGTACGCCGAGAAGCGGCCCGGCCCCCGTGGCACGGTGGGCGAGCTCTGGCCGCTGCACAGTTCACGCATGGAGGAGGAACGGCTGGAGAACGGCCAGATTCGCTACCTGTACCGTGAGCCGGATGGCCGGCAGACGGTGTACCGCCAAGAGCAGATCTTCGCCCTGCGGTACACGACGAGCGACGGCATCCACCCGATCCCGACGTACCGGCTGTTTCAGAACGCCATCGGCCTGGCTCAGGCGTTGGAAGCCCACGGGGCCACCTACTTCGGCAACGGTGCCCGGCCCGGCATCGTGCTGGAGAGCGACAACCCGATCCCCGTCGAGGCGGCCGAGCGTCTGCGTGAGCAGTGGGAGCGAATGCACCGTGGCGCGGATCGAGCCCACCGCACTGCGATCCTGCCCAACGGCGTGAAGGCCCACGAGCTATCGCAGAGCAACGAGGCGGCCCAGTTCCTTGAGACTCGCCAGTACCAGGTGATCGAGATCTGCCGGGCGTTTCGTGTGCCGCCGCACATGATTCAGGATCTCACCCGCAGCACGTACTCCAACATTGAGGTGCAGGGCACCGAGTTCGTGCAGCACTGCCTGCTGCCGCACCTCAAGCGTTGGGAAGCGGCCATCGCCCGCGACCTGATCGACGACGACGCCACGTACTTTGCCGAGCACAACGTCAGCGGCCTGCTGCGTGGCGACCATGCGAGCCGCTCGGCCTACTACGTGTCGGCGATCCAGAACGGCTGGATGAGCATCAACGAAGTGCGTGAGATGGAGAATCTCAACCCGCTCGGCCCCGAGGGCGACAAGCACTTCATTCAGTTGAACATGACCACGCTGGACAAGGCCGGCGAGGAGCCGCCTGCACCGGAGCCGGTGGCCGAGCCGCCCGTGGTCGAAGCCGAGGACAGCCCGGCCGACGAGCTCGAGGACGACGCCGAACCAGAGGAGCAGACCGATGGAGATTGAACGCCGGTGCCTTGCATTTGACGAGGTGCCCGAGGCCGACCTGACGCTGGAGACTCGTGCCAACGGCATGCAGGTCATCGCCGGGTACGCTGCGGTGTACAACCGCCTCAGCCTGCCGCTGCGTGAAGGCTCCACGGAGTTTCGTGAAGTCATCCTGCCGGGTGCGTTCGACAAGATCCTCAGCCGGCAACGTGGCAAGCAGGACACGGTGGCTCTGCTCAACCACAACTCTGACCTGATCCTCGGCCGCACGTCGTCTGGCACGCTCGAGCTCGCCAGCGACGGCAAAGGGCTGCGGATGGAGATCGTGCCGCCTGACACTCAGGTGGGCCGGGACACCCTTGAGCTCGTGCGCCGTCGTGACCTGCGTGGAGCGTCGTTTGCGTTCACTCTCGACTTGCGCTCTGGCGAGCAGTGGACAAAGGATGACGACGGCCCGATCCGCCAGATTCGTGAGGTGCGGCAACTCTACGACGTTTCCGTAGTGCTCACGCCCGCCTATCCGGCGAGCAGCGTCGGCGTGGCCATGCGTTCCTACGAGGCATGGCTTGCGTCTCAGGGTGAGCCAGCGGCCCCGCCTGCTGTGCGTTCAGCCATGCGTGGCGTCGCCCAGGCGTGGGCCGCCATGCTGAGGCTCCGCAATGTCTGAGGCCCGCTGCACCTGCGGCGAGAAGTTGCGGTGTCGCTCTAGTCGTGCCTGCGGCGATGAACGGCAGCGGTATCTGCGTTGCCCACGGTGCGGTGCTCGTGCGGTGGCGTTTGTGAAAACAACACTTTCGCAAGTCAGGTTCTGCAAGAGGCCGGGTGCGTAGCGGCACAGTGGACTCCATCGGCAATCACGCCGCTGGAGATCACACATGGACCGCCTCTCGACTCTTCGCGCCGAAGCCAACGACGTTGCCGAGCGGATTGACTCGCTCACGGCCCTGCAGACCGACAACCAGGCTGATCTCGAGTCCCGTGATGCGGAGCTCACCGGCCTGACCGAGCGGGCTCAGAAGCTCGCCGCCTCGATCGACTTCGAGGTCAAGGTGGTCGAGTCGGCCAAGAATCTCCGCAGCGTGGCCGAGCGTTGCTCGCCGGCCCCCGAGGTGCGTGCGGTCGAGAATCGCATTGAGCCGGTGCGGGACAGCCGCAAGCTCAAGGCGTTCCGCTCGCACGAGACGGCGTACCGCTTCGGCATGTGGCTGCGTGCCAAGTTCGCCGGCGACGACAACGCCCGTCGGTGGTGTGCTGACCACGGCGTCGAGAGCCGCACGATGGTCGAAGGCGTCAACAGCACCGGCGGCTTCGCCGTGCCTGACGAGGTGTCGAACGAGATCATCCGCAACGTCGAGACGTACGGCGTGGCCCCCACGGCCCTGCAGAACTTCTCGATGGCCAGCGACACGCTCATGATCCCGAAGCGGCTCACCGGCGTCACCGGTGCGTGGCTCGGCGAAGGCAGCGAGTTCACCTACAGCGACATGACCGGCACGCAGGTGCAGCTGGTCGCCCAGAAGTTCGGCGTGGCCACGAAGATCAGCAACGAACTGTGGGCCGACGGCGTGGGCATTGCCGACCTGATCGCCCAGGAGCACAGCCTTGCGGTTGCCAAGGCCCTCGATGAAGCGGTGTTCACGGGTACGGGCACCTCGGCCTTCGGCGGCCACCATGGCGTGGCGGTCAAGATCGACACCGCTCCGTACACCGCCAGCGTGGCGACGGCGGCCCCCGGCAACACGGGATTCGAGACGCTCGACAAGGAGGACTTCCTTGCCGTGCTGGCGAAGACTCCGCGTTACGCCCTGCCCGGTGCCCGGTGGTACATCTCGCCGGCCGGCTACCACGCTGCGATGCAGCGGCTGGATCTGGGCCAGGGTGGCAACGCCAGCGTGGCACAGGGCTTCGGCCTGACGTTCCTCGGCTACCCCGTCACCCTGGTGCATGTCCTGAACAGCACGCTCGGTGCGGATGCGTCGAAGATCAAGTGCCTCTTCGGCGACATGGCCATGGCGGGTGCCCTCGGCCTGCGTCAGGGCTACGCCCTGCGTGTCAGCCAGGAGCGGCTGGTCGAGTATGACCAGACGCTCGTGACCGGCATCGTGCGGGCCAACGCCGTGTTCCACTCGCTCGGCTCGACCAGCGAGGCGGGCCCGGTGATCGCTCTGAAGACTGCGGCGTCCTGAACCTAGTTCCATCCACGGAGAACTGCTCCCATGATCCAGATTGCGGCAACGAAGACGGACGCCAAGGCGACGGCGAGTGTGGCGGCCTCGGCCACCCACAGCCACGAGATCGACACCTTGGGCTTCGAGTACGTTTCCATCGACGTGGTGTACTCGCCGTTCACGTCCACCACCAGCAATGCGGCTCCGGTGCTCCGGCTGACGCAGCACGACGTGACCGGCACCGGCCAGACGAACATCAGCGGGTTCGTGGGCGGCACCGACTTCACGGTGGCGGCTGGCACCACGACCGGGGCGAACGTCGGCTACGTGGCTCGGTTCAACGTGGACATGCGTGGCAAGCGTCGCTTCCTGACGCTGTACACCTCGCCCGGCAACACCGTGGCGGTGAACAGCGTGGCCCGGCTGGGCCGTGCCGAAGAGGCTCCGGTCTCGGCGGCCACCAAGAACGTCGGCACGCTCGTCAGCGGCTGATCGCTTGACACATGCGGCACAGTGGACGGCTGGCAGGGCTCTACGCTCTGCCAGCCGTTTCCATTTGAGGGGCCACAATGCTCGTCCGTGTCGGTGACACGCAGGTGGATATCCGAGTCGAGGCCGTGCTGTCGATGCCCCGGCTGGGCTTTACCAGCAACTTCTTTGCCTGGGCCCAGGCCCTGATGCCGCTGGGCATCCGGCCGACGCTGGGCACGGGCTGCTTCTGGGACCAAGTGAACACCCGGGTGTTCGAGCAGTTCATCGACAAGGCCGAGTATCTGCTGGCCATCGATTACGACACGTTCTTCACGAAGGAAGACGTGGAGACGCTCTTCGCCATGGCGATGACGTTTCAGTGCGATGCGATCACGGGGCTGCAAACCAAGCGAGAAGACGGCCGCCCGATGCTCACGCTCAAGGGCACGCTGGAGGCACCGCCGGATGCCGGGCACACAAGCCTGCCACCGTCGTGGTTTGCCGAGCCGATTCAAGAGGTGGACACAGCCCACTTCGGCCTGACGGTGATTAGCACCGCAGCACTGAAGCGAACCAAGAAACCGTGGTTCTGGTCGAAGCCAGACCCCGAGGGTTCGTGGGGCGAAGGCCGGCTCGATCCCGACATCTGGTGGTGGAAGAACTGGCGAGAGAGCGGCAACCGGATCTTCGTCTCGCCACGGGTCGTGCTGGGACACGGCGAGTACGTCGTGACGTGGCCGGGCCGCAACCTGACAAGCCCGGTGTTCCAGTGGGCGAATGAGTTCACGTCCACGAGCAAGCGGCCCGAAACTGCATGGAGGGTGGGGGAATCATGAAGA